CGACTATCTCTATGGGATTGCCACCGCTCCGTACGCGGCCATCACGCCCGACCTGCCTGCCTCGGACTGGCACGTCCTTTTGCTCAACGGCAAACACGTGCAGGGCCAGCACCAGTTGGCCAGGCGGTGGGGCGTGGCCAGTTGCTGCTACGAATCCGGCCCCGATCTGGAAGGCACAAAGATCGACCCGGCCTGCCAGAAGGACCCGCGCATGGAGGGCCTTCTTCTCGCCTACTGGACGGCCTGGAAGGGTGACGGGCCGTTGATCCAGTACAATATCTGTAACTCGACCGGACCGGGGAAGGTCTATGGCCTGACGGACGACGTGGCGGATTTGTCGCAGCCGAAATTCCGGGCGGCGGTACAGTTCTCCCACCAGCCGCATTGATTTGTGCGTCGCGGCGCGGTGCGATCGGCCGCTTCATGCGACAGAGCCTGACCTCCAGCGGCACAACCAGCAGGGTTTTCCATGAGCCTTACTCCAGCCGACCTGATCGCCGTCACTCAATCAGTCAAGCAGGCGCTGCTGACGCAGGTTTCTTCCAGCGTGCTCGCCTACCTGAACGGCCAGGGCCTGGCGGCGCCCATCGCCTACTGGCGGATGGACGCGCTCTCGGGCGTCACCGAGGCGGATGTCAGCGGCAACGGCAACACGCTCACCTACAACAACAGCGGCGGCACGCTGACGGGGATCACCCTCGGCCAGAGCGGCGTCACCCAGGACGGCGACACCGCCGTGCTGTTTTCGGGCCCGAACTATGCCGGCGGCGCGGCGACAATGCCCGCCACCACCGAGGGTCAGGCACTGACGATCGTGTTCTATGCGTACTTGGCCGGGTATCCGGCCAGTGATTCGCTGCTCGTCTGGGTGGCGCTGGGCGGGGACATCAGCTACGGGCTGCTGGTGCACTCCGACGGCACGCTGGGCGAATACACCGCTGACCCCAGCGGCCATTTCACCAGCGCCATCCCGCTGAACCAGTGGGTGCAGATCGCGGTCGTCTTCTCGCCGGCGTCAGAGGCGAACTTTTATTTTAACCTGGCCAACGTGGGCAGCACCGGCGGGTTCAGCCCGCTGATCACGACCCGCGCCGGTCCGCAGACCGCGTATCTGGGCAACACGGCCGCCTACTCATTGACGCTCGACGAGGTAATGATCCATCCGGCGGCGCTGACGCTCGCCCAGCTCGGCGCGATCGACGCGATCGTGCGGGGCGTGCCTAACCTCGCCTCGCCGGTCAATGTTAACCAGTGGGCGGGGCTGGCGGTGCCGGCGAGCCTGCCCAACAGCGGGCCGGTGGCGCTGACCGCCGCCGCGTGCGATGCGGTGGCCCGGGCCATCCTGGGCCAGGGCATCAGCGACAACCCGGGCAGTTCGTGCGTGGTCAACCGGGCCAAGACGCTGCCGTTTTTCTGCGGTGCTCGCTATGAGCGGGCCGTGTTCATCGGCATCGGCGACAGCAACCAGGTCAAGGATTCGTACGGGTGGAATTGCGCGTTCGGGTATGCGCTGGCCAACAGCGGCGGCTTGTGGGGCACGGGGCTACTGGCCGCGAATGCCAACGTCGGCCAGAGCCTGTCGTACCTGGCGGTAGCCGGCGGATCGGGCGCATCGACCGGGGCGCCAGCGGCGCTGGACGCCTACATGCCGGCGGTGACCGGAATGCCGTTCTACACCTACACGGCGTCGGGCACGCCGACCGATGGAGTGGTGCTGCAGCCCAACTGGCCCGGCAACACCAACGGCGACCTGTCGGTGCATCTGACCTATGGGGTCAACCCCGGCTGGACCGGCACATTTGAGGTGGGCGGTCGATATGAGAACGCCGGCTTCGCCGCGCTGCCCCCGTTCGTGCCGGCGGCGACGTCGATCTCGACCGGCACTGGCGGATCGGCCGGGCTCGTGGACGGCACCTGGGAATACGCGGCCGGGACCCTCACGCCGGGCGCGCAGGTCGATTTCGATTTTGGCACGCACTCCAACAGCACGGGGTCGGGGTCGGGGCCGACGTTCTTCACCTACTGGCAGGCCGAGAACCGCGACATCCACAGCGGGTTCAGCGCCCACACGCTGCTGTTCTACGGCGGCGTGTCGACGCGGGTGGCATTGACGAGCCTGCAGAGTTGGGGCGCCCAGGCCCTGCAAGAGCACCTCCGCCAGGCGATGCTCTACGCCGGGCCCAGCAAACTGTGTTGTTTCCGCATCTGTGAAGGGCTCAACGACCGCGGAGATACCAATGCGAGCTGGAATAAGGCCGCTCAGGTTTTCAGCGGCCCGGCGAGCAACACCCAGCAAGGTTTTTATAACAACACCGAAGCCATCATGCTGCTTGTGCAGCAGGCATGGGCAGTCAACGGCTTCCCGGCGTCGAGCCTCTACTTCCAGTTGACGGTCTCGCACCCGCTGTCACTGCCCGACGACACGTCGCTTTCGAGCTACCGTGCCGCCACCGACACACTCAGTTCCGCGTATGCCAACACCTGCTCGGTGCACCTGGAGCGCGTGACGAGCTTCGCCGAGCTGTCGAGCAACCAGTATTACGAAAGCGGGACGGCCGGCGTCGGCCAGGCCGCCAACTCCGCCCACTTGATTGCGCCGGGCTACAACGACGTGGCCACGCGGGAAATCGCGGCGGTGCAGCCGACCGGTGTTGAAGTGATCATCGACGCGGCTCAGCGGGCGCTTGCCGCGTCCCTGCCTCCCAACACCGCCGGCGTCGGCCCTTATGCCCTGTCAACCAACGGAGGCACCGGCGCCGCGGGGGCGCCCATCACCAGCGGCGGGACCACGATCGGCACCGACGGCCTGCGCGTCGTTAACTCAAGTGGCAACGGCATCGAAGGCGCGACCCTCGACCTCTACGCCGCCTCTGATTCGACACTCTCGGAGCTGCTGGGTTCCGCCACCACGGGCCACGACGGCCGGTGGCTCGGACCGATCTACTGCAACAGCGGCACCTATCAACTCGTGACCTCCGCGATTGGGGAACAGTCCAACATTCAGAGCATTGTCGTGCCGTGATGCGCGACTAACCCAGCAGTAAACGGAAGGGTGCATTCAATATGCTTCAATGGGGTGGGTGCAGCCCCGCGGCCCGGAGAATTCGCCGCAGATTAGCAAGCGCCTCTCGGTTGACTTGAAGTGCGTGCACTGTGGCGCGCCCGATACCGGTTCGCCCAACAATGAGAACATAGTCCGGGCCCCAGGCGAAATGGGAACTCCACTGATCCCGCCGCAGTATAACGGCATCGGCCGACAGACCCACGCGCATAGCCTCGTCCCGGACGCGCGCTTCGAGTCCCGGTGACATTTCCAGTGTCACGGTCATAACAGGCCAATGAGATCGGAATGGACGCCGGAATTCCATTAGACCAGGTCATGCCGAACAGATCGAAAGACTCGCTACGCCTCGCGGACCTGAGGTCCGACCCGCACAACGCCCGGCAGCACCCCGAGCGAAACATCAGCGGCATCGCCGACCTGTTGCGCGAGGTCGGCGCGGCACGCTCCATCGTGATTGATGAGACCGGCGTGGTCCTGGCCGGCAACGGCGTGCTCGCCGCCGCGGGACGCGCGGGGATCGATCAGGTGCAGGTCGTCGAGGCCGACGGCAAGACGCTGATCGCCGTTCGCCGGTCCGGCCTCACCCGCCGGCAGAAGGCCCAGCTTGCCATCGGCGATAACCGCACCAATGAGCTGGGCGCTGGGCAGGTTCCGGCTTTGACGGGCCTGGCCGAGGATGTCGGCCTCGACCTGGCCGAAATCGGTTTCTCGCCCGAGGAGTTGGCGCAACTCAACAGCGACCTCACAGCCGGCGCGCCCGCCGCCCCTGCCCAGGAGCCGACAATTGGCGAATCATTCCAGGTTGTCGTCGAGTGCCGCGACGAAGCCGAGCAGCAGAGCGTCTATGACCGCATGACCGGCGAAGGTTTTCGATGCCGGGTGCTGACCACCTGACCCGTTGGGTAGTGGGGTAGTGGGGTAGTGGTGCGGGGGAGGACTGGTGTAATGGTGGAATCATCCCTCGCGCCTCCCGCGCTCGACTCCCATGCCCACCCTGCCCCGCCACTCCACTACCCCACCACCACTCACCACTCACCCGCTCACCACCCCGTGCCAATGATCCGCGCCACAGTCTCCTGCCCCGTCCGGCCCACATACCGCGTCAGCCAGTTGGCCGGTTTGTTCGATCTGTCGCTGGAGCAGACGGCGCGCGAATCGTATGCCGTCGAAGTGCCGGCGGCGCAGGAGGACTGGTCGATCGGCCTGATTGTCGGCCCCTCGGGGTCGGGTAAATCGACCATCGCCCGCGAGGCGTTCGGGGCGGCCGTGCATCAGCCCGCCGAATGGGCCCCCGACACGGCGGTCATCGACGGCTTCGGCGATCTGCCGGTCAAGCGGGTCGCCCAGGTGTTGACGGCGGTCGGTCTCAGCAGCCCCCCCGCCTGGGTCAAGCCGTATGCGGTGCTCAGCAACGGCGAGAAGTTCCGCTGCGACCTGGCCCGGGCACTGCTCGCGGGGCCGGAGTTGGTGGTGTTTGATGAATTTACCAGCGTCGTGGACCGAACCGTCGCAAAAGTGGGATCGGCGGCCATCGCCCGCGCCATCCGCTCGGGTGTGGTCGCCCGCAAGTTCGTCGCGGTCAGTTGTCATTACGACATCGCGCAATGGCTGGGGCCGGACTGGGTGGTCGACATGGCCAGGCAGGAGCTGGCAAGGGGGAGGCTTTCGCGCCTCCCAATCCGTATCGAGCTGTTTCGCTGCCGGGGTTCGGCTTGGCGGTTGTTTGCGCGTCATCACTATCTGAACGCCAACCTGCACCCCGCCGCCCAGTGCTACCTGGCGACGTGGGAAAATCACCCGGCGGCATTCTGCGCGGTGCTGCCGCTGACCGGCCGTGCCGGACGCGACCGGATCTCCCGGATCGTGGTCTTGCCGGACTACCAGGGCATCGGCATCGGCTCGCGGGTGCTCGATGCCGTTGCGTCGCTGCGCCGCGCCCGCGGGCGTCGGGTGAACCTGACCACGTCGCACCCCTCAATGATCGCAGCGCTGCGCCGGGGCCGAAGCTGGAAATGCGTCGGGTTCCGCAAGACCGGGTTCCAGCGCCGCCGCGATTGCCGGCAGCGCGGCGCGGGTTCCGACGGCCTCAGCTCCGGAAGGCCGGTGGCGTCGTTCGAATTTATTGGAGAAGCGGGTTAACGATCGGTCTGCCGCCGTGTCTTCTCGTGCGACGCGATGGAATTGGGGGAACTTTTGGATATTTATTGCGTCGAAAAGGCCCAGGGACTACCATTTAGCCGGTAATCCGTTCTGCCGCGGGTGCTGCTCAAATCGCCGCGATCGCTCATGGAGGCGCCTGATGAAACTGAAGTACGTTTTGGTCCTTGCAGTTTCTTCTGTAACCGCGGGTGGTCTTGCTTACTCGGCCAGGGCGAACCCCAAGCCGGCACCGGCCAGCGGACAGCCCCAGCAACAACAGCCGCCCGCGCCGCAGCGGCCGCCGACCTCCGGCACCCAGGGCGCGCCCGCGCAATCGGGCTCATCCACCGGGTCACAGGGCAATACCCAAACCGGTACCGGCACTCAAACCGGAACCGGCTCGCAGCCGCCATCCCCTCAGGCGCCAAGGACGCCGCCCTCCGCTTCGGGGAACCCAAACCGAACTTCCAACAACCAGTATCCAAACGGTCAATATCCCAACGGATATCCTTACGGGTATCCGTACCGGTCGGCGGGGGTCTTTACCCAGGACGATTCGGGCGCTACCGCCACCTCCAGCTCCTCCGGCACCACGACCGCAACACCGCCGGCCGACCCCAATGCTCCGATGGCTGCCAATGCTCCGGCAGCGGGCGACCCTTCGGCCCCGGCGACTGTGCCGCCGGCCGCTCGACCGAGCCCCGCCACGGCGCCGTCGGATGCTGCCGCGGCGGACCCGGCGGTGGTCCAGGCCAGGGCCGAACTGGATGCCGCCATGGGCCGATTGAGAGACTCGCTGCGAAAGGACCCTGATTACACGGCGGCCCTGAACGACAAGCAGGCCGCCCAGGCTCAAGTGACCGCCCTGCACGCTTCGGGCGATGCCAGCCCCGAGCAGGTCCTGCCACTGGCGCAGCGCGGCTTGGCGGACGGCCAGCGAATTGCCCAGATCGAGCGCGAGGCCATAGCCAAAGATGCCGATGTCATTGCCGCCCGGGCACACCTCGCGGCCGCCATGGCGGCGCACAACGCCCAGGCCCAGGCCGACGGCGTTGCCACCCCAGCGGCAAAATGACCTCCTTTATTTCCGCCGCCGCCACTTTTCACGTTGTATTCTCCGTGCCTCGATCTGCCTCAAAAGCGAAATCCCGGGCTGCGCCCACGATCGCCGATACTGCGATCCTCAAGCTCCGTACCGCCTTGAGCGTCGGGGCGTCGCTGAAAGACGCGGCCGGGTTCATCGGCGTGCCGATGTCGGTCATCACAAGCCGACGCCGAACCGATGCCGGCTTCGCCCGTGACCTGCGCCAGGCGACCCAACAGGGAAAAGTTTACCACTTGAATAAGATCAGCAAGTCCGCCGCGTGGCAGGCATCGGCATGGGTGCTCGAACGGCGCTGGCGAAAGCAATTCGCGCGGAACGGACCGAGCGATCCACCCGTTGCCGCCGCGGCGGATATTTACCACTGGGACCGTCTTACCGTCGAGCAGCATCGCCAGGTGGTGGGGTTGCTCCAGTTGGCTCACCAGACCCGTGACGATACACAGCAAGGAGACCGGCGCCCCGCCGCCGATGCCGTCGCCGATCTTCGGAGGTTACCCGCTCCCGCCGCTGGTGACGATCGAGGCGGCGTTGTGCCAGCGGAGCCTGCGTGATTTCGTGCGCGATGCCTGGCATGTCGTGGAGCCCAGGACGCGGTTCATGCCCGGCTGGCACCTCGATGCGGTCTGCGAGCACCTGCAGGCCATATCGGCCGGTCAGTTGCGCAACCTCCTGATCAACATCCCGCCGCGGCACGCCAAGAGCCTGTGCGTCTCGGTCTTCTGGATGTGCTGGTCATGGGCGTCGCGGCCGCAGACGCGCTGGCTCTACAGTTCCTACGCCGCCGGCCTGAGCATCCGCGATTCGCGCAAGTGCAGATCAATCATCGGTTCGCCCTGGTACCAGGCGCGGTGGGGCGATCGGTTCCGGCTCACAGGCGACCAGAACGCCAAGACGCGCTTTGACAACGACCTCACCGGTTACCGGATCGCCACCGGCGTACGCGGGTCCAACACCGGCGAAGGCGCGGACATCGTGGTGGTCGACGACCCGCACAACGTCAAGGAAAAGGAAAGCCGCAGGAAGCTTGCCGAAACGCTGATGTGGTGGGATGAGGTCATGAGCACCCGCCTCAACGACCCGCGAACCGGCGCGAAGGTCATCGTGATGCAGCGCGTCGCGGAGGGGGATTTGTCCGGGCATGTGCTCAAGCAGGGGGGCTACGAACACCTTTGTCTGCCCGCAGAGTACGAGCCGCAGCGGCGCTGCGTGACCTCACCGGGGTGGACCGACCCGCGCGCGACCGCGGGCGAGCTGCTTTGGCCCGGCCGGATCGGCCGCGATGAAATCGCCGACTTCAAGTTGCGGCTCGGGCCGGTCGGTTATGCCGGTCAGTTCCAGCAGCGGCCCGCACCGGCGGGAGGCGCGCGGTTCAAGCGCGAATGGTTCCGATATTTTACGATCGACGCGGGTTCCTATCTGCTGCACCACGGCGGTAATGAGCCCATGCGGGTCGAAATCGACCAATGCGATCGCTTTGGCATGATGGACCCCGCCAGCACCGCCGGCGGCCGCCCCGGAGCGCAGAGTCCCTGCTTCACGGTGATCGGGGTGTGGGACGTCACCCCTGGCGGTGAAATGCTCAAGGTCCATCATCACCGAGGACAGTGGGAAGCCCCGGAGGTCGTCGATGAGGCGGTGAAGATCATCAGGCAATTCGACCTGCCCTGGATAGGCGTGGAAAAGAACGGTGTCGGGCAGGGGATCCTTCAGACCATACGGCATTTCGGCCACACGGTCAGGGAAATCCCCGCCCGCGGCAGCAAGGAAGCCCGCAGCGAGACCGCCGAGATCCGTATGCACGCGGGCAAGATCTACTTCCTGCAAGGCGCCCCCTGGCTGTGGGACCTGCAGCAGGAACTGCTCACCTGGCCCAACAGCGAGCACAGCGACCAGGTCGATGAACTGGCCCACGCCGCCATATGGGTACACAAACGCCGGGGCGCCGAGGGAGCCAAAAGTCCGGCCGACGAGGACCGGGACGCGTCAGAAGCTTACCCGGACAACAATCCTGACCAGTGGCAAGACGTCGAGGGTTTCTGAAAACTCCAAGGAACTCCGTGCTATTCGAACCCATCTATTCTCTACCGGCGGCGATCGGTTTGTCGGTCATCAAAGCACCGGGGCCGGGGAACGCCGGCTATTCCGGCGGGATGTCTTTCCTGCCGCACGGCGCGCGGTACACCGACGAGTTCCGCAAGGATCGCGCGCCTACGCCGCGGGAGTTGATCCGGCAAATCACCGGCGTGGCCTACGCCTGCGCCCACCTGAACGCCGACGCCGTCGCGTCGACGCGGCTGCGGCTGTTCGTTCGCACCGCCCCGAATGAGCCGGCGACGCGCTGGACCGCCCGGCCCGTTTCGACCAAGGTCGCCCGCCGACTGAATCATGGCGTGATGGGCGCCGCGTTCGCCCTGGCAGGATCGAAGATCGAAGAGGTCACCGATCACCCGCTGCTCCGCCTGCTCGACGTACAGCACGCCGGCGTCGGCGACCTCGAAGTGTTCGGAGAGGATACGACCGACGATGAGGGCCAGCCCGATCTCAGCGGACACGACCTGATTTATCTCACGCAGCTTTACCTCGAATCCGTGGGCCGGGCTTACTGGCTCCTGGACCGCGACGCCCTGGGCGTCCCACGCCGCGTCCGCCTGCTTCGCGCCCACCTGGTCCGCGAACTTCCCGACCCCACGGGCCGGCAGGTGATTGCCGGCTACGAGTACGGCTCGACCTGCGGCGCCGGTGGCTGGCGCTACGACCCGCGCGACGTGCTCCGCTTCAGCAACCCCGACCCCGATGATCCCTATCGCGGCGGCTATGCACCGCTCATGGCGGCGATCGAAAAGATCCGCATCGCCCGCAAGGGTGACGCCCACGTGAACGCGCTGCTGGACAACATGGCCCGCCCCGACGCCATCTGGTCCCCCCGCGGCGACAGCGAAGGCGGCGGCATCGGCGAGGCCGAGGCACGCCGGGTGCGCTCCGCCATGCGCGAAGAGTTCAACCGCGCCGGCCGCGGCGGTCTGCTGATCAGCGAATATCCCGGCTCTCTCCAGGTCCTGGGCTGGAAGCCCGGCGATGTCGTCGAGCTCGAACGCGCCAAGGCGATCAAGACAGACATCGCCAACGCTTTCGGCGTGCCCAATGCAATGCTCGATCTGAACGAGGCGAACCTCGCCAGCGCCAAGTCGGCTGAGTACCAGTACGCCAGGCGGTCGATCCAGCCCCGCTGCAACCGCCTGGCCGGCGCCATGCGCCGCCTGCTGCGGATGTACGACACCAGCGGCCGATTGCTCCTGACATTCGACTCGCCGCTGGCAGATGATGAGGTGTTTGCCCTGGAGCAAAACCGTGTCGCCGCGTCTCTCGGCGCCGTCACCCGCAACGAGATGCGCGCCGCACTGGATCTGGGGCCGGTGGCGTGGGGAGAGACGCCCCTGGTGCCCAACAACATGACGGCGGTGGACCCGGTGACGGGAAAGCCGGAGGTGTCAGTAAGTTCTGAGACGAGCAGGTATGGGAAACCCATGGTGCAAGCACCAATGGGCGTTACAGAGGAGAATTCGGTTCTCAACAAATCCGAAGGTTTAGATCGTTCCCACTGAATCCCCAACGCCCACCGGTGCTTGCACCGTGGGTTTACAACACCGTTTCCGCTTCACGGCCCTACAAGCAGATCATCGGGATCGAAGTCCCAAAGCGGAGGCGCGGTGATGCGCCGGTAAACGGCCGCCCCAGCGGCTTCGTGGTCCAGGATGTACCCAACCGTCCGGTGAAAATGCCCGACGTCCGCGATCGGTTTACACTCGGCCCGCACTGCCCAGATCCCGCCGACTGCACCATGCCCCGATTGCTTGCAGTAATGGGAACATTCCCGCTTGGCAAGTCCGACCCACCGACGCGGATCGCAATCCGGGAAGCGGCACAGAAGATGAAAATGCACCCGGTCCACGGACATGACCTCCGGCTCGAATCCGCGTCGTCGCAATGATCCCAGAAACTCATCAAGTGCCCGACTCCGCTGTTCGACGGTGAGAAACACTGCATCACGACTCATCAGGCTGCGCGCCTTCGCATGCCGCCGTTCGTATTTGCCCCGAGGTGGCGGGTGTTTGTAATCGCCGTCGATGTGCTCGCGATGGTGTCGCGTCCGGAAACCCTTGGGGCTGCCGGGCAACCAAGTCCCGTAGGTGTTCCCCATGACGTGATAGAAGTTGCTCCGGAGACCCATGGTTTGAGTGTACGGAAGGTGTTTGGTGATCGCAAGTCACAAGGTCGCAAGATTCAGATTCGCGAGTGAAATTCGTCCCGAACCCACTGTGCAAGCACAGGTGGGCGTTCACGGATAAGCCCTTGTAGTGTTCAACCTGACAAGAGACCGGAACTTCTCTCCCGAACTCCCAACGGTGCTTGCACCGTGGGTCCGTGGATGTCGAGCATCAGGGGGCGCGCCGAGAAACCTTTTGACAACTAATAACAAATGAAGCCCAAAACCCTCCCCAACATCGTCGAACATGCCGGCTCGGGCTTTCTCATGCCCGAATCGATCGCTCGGCGGATCGATGATCTTGCCCGCGGGTTGCCTCGCGACTTTACCTACCGGCGGCGCTCCTCGCCCGCGGCGGACCTGGAACTCGACCCCGGCGAACGGACCGATGTCAGCACCATCACCACCGACGCGCTCGACCGCGACCGCGAATGCGTGCTGCCGGCGGGGGGCGACTGGTCGGCTTATAACCGCGTGGTGCCCTTCGCGCACGACTACCGGCAGCTCCCGGCCGGATCGTGCTGGTGGATCAAGCCCAAGTCCGCCGCGGCGGGGAGCCGGCTGATCGCCAAGACGCATTACCCGGCCAAGCCGGCCGACTGGGGCGATGCGCCCTGGCTGCCGTCGGCGGTGCTGCACCTGATGCAGCAGCCGGTCCCGACCTGCACCGGCAAGAGCATCGGCTTCCTGCCGCTCAACATCCGCGAAGCCTCAGCCGAGGAAATGGCCCGCCGCCCGGAACTGAAAGGCGTGCCGATCATCGACCGCTGGGCGGGCATCGAATACAGCGTCGTCCCGGTGCCGTGCAACCCCGAGGCCGAGATGCTGGCCGTCGCCAAGGGCGTCGAAGCCGGCGTGTTCGACACCGCGGTGGCCGAGTTGATCACCAAGGCGATGACGCCGTTCCTCGACGGATGGCGCAGCCCATTGTCGCACGAATCGTCCACGAATAGCGCGGTTTCGAGCGGCGAGCGCGAGACGATTGTGCTCACCGGTCCGCTGCCTTCGGAACGGGCTCTTTCTCCCTCTCCCGGTACTCCGGGGGAGGGCGGGGGAGGGGGTTTGGGTGACGAGCGCAACACCGCAGGTCCTTCACCGGGTGCTCCCCAGGGGTCCCGAGAGCGGGAAATGCAGCCTTGCGTTGCGGCGGCCAAGATCGTCGAGCCGACCGGCGTCGCTGCAAACGTCCCTTCCGGCGATTCGCCGGCCTCTCCTGACAATACCAAGGCAGCGGATATCGAGCGGGCCACCTTGGCCGCGTTCATCCGCCCGGAGACGATCCGTGCCGCCATTCGCCGGGCCGTTGAAGACGCCCGCGCGGAGCTCCCCATGCTGATCCGTGCGGAACTGAAAGAAGCCTACGCGCGGGCGACGGGGAAAGTGTGAGCAAATGCTGACCGTGAACGCTGACGCGAAAACCGAACGCACACGTCAGGGCCTGACGCCGGAGCTTGCAGGTCGTGTGACCGGAGCAAGCAGGTGATCTCACAAGCAAACCCTGGCAACTAACAACTGACAACTGGCAACTACCAAAAGGACAAACCCCATGAAATGGATCAAATACCTCATCGCCGCCAAGGGCCGTGCCGCGGGGGAAATCGTGCAGGTTGAAGACAACGCCGCCGACACCCTCATCGACAACGGGATGGCTGAGGCGTCGGCCGCGCCGGCGGAAGTCACCGGGGCGGCGGCGGAGCTGAAGTCGGCGTTCTCCGACATCGCCAGGGCCGCCGCCGGCGAGGCGCTTACCGCTTTCCGGCGCGAATTCGCGCCGGCGCTGAAGCGCGCCGACCTTCCCTCGGGGCAAGCCGAGCGTCCGTGGGCAAGCTGCAGGCGCTACAAGACGCTCGAATGCTTCCCCAATACCGAGCCCGGATACGAGAAGGCGTACCGTTTTGGCATGTGGTGCCTGGCCAATGCGACCAAGCACAGCCAGCAGTTCCATACACCCTGGGCCGTCGACTGGTGCCGCAAGAACGGCCTGGGCTTCACCGCCGACCTGGAGGCCGACGGGCCGCGCACCAAGACCGGCCGCGAAAACAACAACACCTCCGCCGGCTTCCTGGTCCCCGATGAGTTTGAGAACGATCTGATCGACCTGCGCGAGAAGTACGGCGTCTTCCGCAAGTACGCCAAGAAGGTCCCCATGGCCGGCGACACGCGCTCCGACCCGCGGCGCCGCGGTGGCGTGACCGCCTACTGGGTCGGCGAGAGCCAGTCGGCCTCGTACTCGGACAAGACCTGGGACCGTGTCCGCCTCACCGCCAAGAAGCTGATGGCCCTCACCCGGATCAGCAACGAGATCAACGAAGATGCCGTGATCAACCTCGGCGACGACTACGCCCGCGAGATCGTCTGGGCCTTTGCCAACAAGGAAGACCAGGCGGGATTCAACGGTGACGGCTCCAGCACCTACGGCGGTATCACCGGCGTCCGCCAGGCGCTGCTGAACGTCGATCCGACCATTGCCAACATCCTGGGCCTGCGGGTCGCCTCCGGCTCCGGATACAACGGCAGCTACAACGGCATCACCCTTGCCGATTTCAACGGCGTGGTGGGGCTGCTGCCCGAGTTCGCCGACAACGACAACACCGCCTGGTTTGTGCATCGCACTTTCTGGGGCAGCGTGATGCAGCGGCTGGCGACCGCCGCCGGCGGAAACCGCGTCGACGAGATCGTCGATGGCGCGCGCCAGAAGACGTTCCTCGGGTATCCGGTGGTGATCGCCCAGGTCATGCCCAAGACGCCGGCTGTCAGCCAGGTCGTCGCCCTGCTGGGGGACCTGTCCCTGGCGGCCAGCTTCGGCGACCGCCGGGCAACCACCCTGCAGTTCAGCGACGTGGCGGACAACGCCTTCATCCAGGACGAAATCGTGATTCGCGGCACCGAGCGGGTTGATGTCAACGTCCACGACGTCGGCGAATCCGCCGCCGGCACCCCGCGCGACCCCGTCATGGGGCTTTCCGCCGGGCCGGTGGTGGGGCTCATCACCGCATCGAGCTAGGCAGGCAACGAAGCCGCCCTTTTGTCGCTCCACTTCTGGCCGTCTTTTTCAGCCACTCCGAACCAAAGGAACTCGAAATGATCTACGAGAATACCATCAAAGAGGTCGTGCTGGTTGAGCCGCAGGCGCGGATCAACAACGCGGCGGTCACTGTCGCATCGGTTGACCGCGGCGGGTTCGACTATGCAGTCATTCAATCATATGTCGGAGCCAACGACGTCGGTTTCACCACGTTCAAGCTCCAGGAATCGGATGACAATTCCACCTGGTCCGACGTACCCGGCGCCGACTTCAGCATCGCCGCCACGCTTCCGGGGAACACGGCGAACGTCGTGTATGCCTGGGAGGTCGATCTGAAGGGCCGCAAACGCTATCTGCGGCCGGCGATCACGGTGGGCAGCGGGTCGGCAGGGCTCTTCCTGACCGTCGTCGCCATGCTCGGCAGGGCCAAGCAGGCGCCGGCCACGCCGGCCGCCAAGGGATACCAGGCCGTGCTCACGCTGTGAGCCGCGGTAGTGGCGCTGAGTCTTCAAACGCGATGCATCCCTGAGGGCGCCCTACTCCCTCTCCCGGAGTACCGGGAGAGGGAAATCGACCTGGTTCCACGCTTATTCATGCGGCGACCCCGGGATGAACCCAAGAACCATTCGAATCATCGAACGCTGCGAGTTCGGCGAGCCGGGCGAGCTGCTTTGCCCGGAGCCGTGGGACATCGCGTTCCTGCTCGTCGAGGTCCGCCGCGTGGCCGAATATGTTGAGCCACCCGCCGTCATCAAGGCTCAAGTCGCCCAGCGGCAGTCAAAGCGGCGCCGGCCCGGGGCGCCGCTGTCAGGTGCCAAGTGACCAACGACGCCACCAAGGCGCACGGACCCAGGTTCACCCATGCCAATTATCCTCCAACCGATCTCGACGACCGCCAACCTGGTGTCGGCGGACCGCGCCCAGCAGAACGCCACGCTGGCTGCCCTGGCGACCGCGAACGCGGCGTACTTTGCCAGCCTGGTCAGCGCGGCATCGGGTGCGATCCGCGCCGAATGCCACCGGGACTTCACGGTTTCATCCTACGTCGAGTACCACAGCGGCTCGCCGAATCAACGGGTGCTGCGCCTGCGGCAGTTCCCGGTTGGGGCCATTTCCCGGATAGCCACCGCGGTGACGGCGCTGCAGGTGAATAACGGCAGCGCCGCCGTGCAACGCGCCACGGTCGCGACCACCGCCACCGGTCTGACGCTGATGACGGTGGCGTCGGGCGTCCCATCCACGACAGTCCTGCCTTATGCCGGCTATCCGACCCTGGCCGCGCTTGCCGCCGCCATCGCCGGCCTGGGCGCGGGCTGGTCGGCCCAGACGCTCTCGGGGACGTATGGTTCGTTCGCCGCGTGGCCTTCGGCGGACCTCAAAGTCACCCAGGGCGCGGTGACCGCGCTGGCAGGCGGCGCGATGCTGGAAACGTACGAGGACTATCGCGGCGGCGGGTGGCCCTGGGATGCGTGGGCCGATGCCGACTGGGCGGCCTCACCCGGCGGTTGGCGCCTCGACGCGCAAACCGGCGAGCTGTTCGGCCATTGGCCCCGCGGCCAACTGAACATCCGCGTCGACTACTCCGCCGGCTTTGCGGTGGTTCCCCAGGCGGTCCAGGAGGCCTGCGTCCAGCTCGCCGCCGACCTGTACGGCCAATCGCAACTCAACGGCGCCGTCGCGAACGCCCGGCTCGGTTCCGCGGCCTACACGCTCAACACCTCCGCCAGGGCGCTGGCGCAAAGCCCCAGGATCTTCGGACTGATTGCGCCCTACATCGCCTACGACAGGATCATCGCCCGATGATATTCGATGCGCTATTGACATCCTCCCTCACGGTGCAGCGGCAGACGGCATCGCCGGATGCCGCCGGCGGTTCGGTGCGCGCCTGGGCCAACCGCGGCGACCTTCCTGCCGCCATCCCCTGCCGAATCGAGCCGGCCGGCTGGCATCTTTCCCGGCAGTTCGCCCGTGACGACGCAACCGTGATCTATGAAGTTTTGACCCCCACCGACCTGGCCGCCACCCGTCAGGACCGCCTGATCGTCGATGGCGTAACCTACCAGGTCGAGGCCTATCGCCCGCAGGATTCCTTTCACGCCGCGGGTTTGGTCTTCTTCCAGGTCGTCGTCAGCAAGAGGGGGTAGGTTGTTGGTTGTTAGGTGTCAGTTGTCAGTTGTTAGTTGTCAGTTGTTAGTTGCAGGAGGCAATGCTGACAGGTCCGGAGATAGTGGATCTCATGCGCCGTGGCGGCTGACCACCGAGGACTCAGAACACTAACTGACAGCCCACGACAGCCCACATCTGACCACTGACAACTGACACAACTGACCACTGACAACTATGCACCCCCTCCTCCAGGCAATCTCAACGAAGTTCGGGTCTGATACCACGCTGACTACGGCCTTCCCCGGCGGCCTGTGGGGCGAAGCGGCGCCCGAAGGAACGGCGCTGCCTTACGTCATCCAGAGCGTGATCGAAGCC